AAGCAGTGGTATCAACGCAGAGTACTCCGATGGACTGAAGTTTTTAGGAGATATGATAACTTGAGTAAGGGGTGATTCAATGTAGTCATATGAAACTTTACAGTCCAAAAAGTGAGGGCTTAGATATCTAGCTAAAATATAGAAGTCTATGAATCTCTGATATCCCTGAAGTTCTGCGATATTAATCCAAGAAGTTTTGAAAGATAAAAGTACTGGATTTCCAGCATCCACGTAAGATCCTGGAGTTTGTTGCAAAATTCTTCCGAAGCTATCAAGCACAGTATGAAGATTATTTTGAATACAAGAAGAAATGGCATTAACACCTTCAAATGTCCCCCACTGAGAATAGTAGTAATCATACATTAAAATTGTCGTCTCATTCAGAGTGAATAAAACATAATTAGTATTCGGTATTGAGTTAGCACTTGTAACAAGAAATGAATTGAATTCTTCGACGGGCGCACCGATATAAGTTGTTTGAAGGCCCCTGCCTAGAAGCCAAATGCCCTTATCACTTTGAAACATCAATCCTTCAGAAGTTAAAACAATGCTGTTTTGATTTGAACAGCCAACAATAGACGTAATGAAAATTGGCTGTGAGTAATTACCAAGAGAGCAGCCAACACTTGTTGTTCCTAAATTATCAGGACCCACTCCATTTATGTAAGCAATTCCCTGGTCAAAAAAGAATATGATTTTATCATCCATTGGAGCCATGGCCCTGACGGGACCAAGTGATTTTACGTTTCCAGTTGTGGGCGAAATGTAAATTGTAAAATCTAGGGAGAATTCTACAGGCACATTCGGAATAATTTGTTTTGATGGCCAAACAGTATTTGGATTTTCAGCATCTAATACCCAAACCCTATTATCAAAAATAGTCTGAATACCATTTGAAGCAGGCCCATTTGTGTCTGGCACAACTCCACCAGTGGTGTAGAGAATATTATTTCCAACAATGCTTAAATCAGGTTGAGTATCTACAAATGACCAAGAATCTACTGTTGTGTCGTTTATAACGGGGGCTGAAATTGTGGTGATCTGATTGTAGACTTGAGTAAACTCACTCCACCTATACAGAGTGATCTTAACCTTGTTTGATACTTTATATGTCAAACGTAACATCGGACCATTCAATGTAACGGTTCCGGCCGTTCCCGAACCTGATGTGGTGACGGAAATAGGTATGCTTGGAGTGGATCTTGACGCAAGCCCATTGTTATCTGGCCATTCATAAACACCTATGTAGAAATAAGCTCCTGGCCCAGCGACTCCACCCGAAGGGACTGCTGCAATATTTCCCTGAATAGTCAAAGTTTCTGATGAATGATTTCCTGTTGCCGCAACATTCATCGTAATTGTTGTGGTTCCAACAAAAACAATCACAGCATTTGCAGGTATGCCAGTGCCAGAAATAGTCATTCCAGGAGCGACTCCCGAAACACTTGAAACCGCTGTGATAACAAAAGATCCAGTTGTCGTGGTACCCGTGGGAGTTACTGTTGAGCTTGCGTTATAAGACGCTTCGATAGAGTCAGGAAATAAAAAGAAATTATTCTCTACTGGCAAATATCCATCGTAATTAGCTAAATATCCTCCAGTTATCTGAAGGTTCTGTGCTTTTTCGATCGCGCTTACAATCTTTGTTTGGACGTCAAAATCTACTAAATTAATTCCAAGCTGAGAATAAATTCCACCCGCTGTCGTCTGCTGAGGATTACTTAAGGTATTAAGAGCTTCAACATCATCTTTAAATAAATATGGAATATAGGCCAATCCATTTATGATGCTCACATTTGGAATACCTAGAGTTAAATATCCACCACCATTTGGATAAGCTAATTTTGAAACTACAATTGGATGAGCAGAAGTTGAGGATGAGGCATTTATTAAAAAATATGTAGGCTGAAATGGGCTCTGAAAAGCAGATAAAAAATAAATAATGCCGTTAACAATAAAAGCCTTACTCGCAAGACCAACAGATCTGACAACAACAAAAGAAGAACCAACAGTACCAGCGGAGCTAATGGTAATTCCATTGATGAAATTTGTTGGAATAGCTGAGTCGTATGAGTATGCATTTGTTACCTCGCTGTATACGAGACAAGATCCATTTTGCGCGGCACTTGCTAAATTTGCAACAGGCGAAGACGTGATTATTTGTTGTGGAGCAAATTGCTGAGTGATCGTACCAAGGCCAATGAATACAGCGAAAGTATACCCGTTTGTTGTAGAGTTATTCCAAAAACTTACATAAAAAATATTTGGAGAAACTGTCAGATCAAAACAAATTGATACGATTGCTCCTATGTAGGCAGCATTTGCAAAAGCATGAATTGTTGAGCTTGATTGATTGAGTGAAATTTGTTGAACAGTAAGTGTCGCTACATGAATGCCCTGCGCACCAGTTGTCGTATTGTATGCAAGAACTAAAGTATTATTTGATGCATTATTTAAAGCTACCGCATCCCATCCCGGATTTGAACTGATAGCAATGTATGTATCGGATGTAACATTTTGTGAAGCCGAGGCATTTACAGCTCCAGCTAACAGAGGTGCAGCAATCGGTATAGAGAAATATTGTAAAGTTGTAACTGATGATACCGTGACAGGGCTTACAACAACAAAATAATTTCCAACAACATACGCTCTCGATGATCCAACAATTGCTCCTGTTGACAGGGGAACAATTACTGTTGGTGCAACAATATTTTGACCAGTATTTACATCAGCAATCGCATACATATACTGCGTTACTAATGCTGAACTTGTTGAATTTGTTTCTGTAAAAGTTGTTAAAACAAAATTGTTAGCAATCGCTGTATCACACTGAGTTTGATTTAAATTATTTCTAATTAAAGGAAGAACATTCAAGGCACATGGCTGAAGAGTTCCTTTTGATATCCAAGAATCAAGACTTTCAGAAAAAGCATTTATTGATGATCCAACTGAGGTTAAGTTATCGTTAAGAGTGGTGAGATATGAACTCGGAGGCGTGCTCATTGTTATTTCGCCGTACCCAGGTCTTTTTGTTAATTGGTCACCAGTTTGAAAAACGCTATTTTTAAGCGACTCAAACTGCCCCATAGGGACCTGCCATTTATCCTGTTTTGTATTCAGGCCTTGGCTGAAATTTATATTAACTTTTTGTGTAGCCAATGATCAACCAATCGCCTGATAGCAAAAACTAGTATCATCGAGAGAAGGGCTAGATCCCTGAGTCCAAAACTCAACAAGAGCTTGAGTCGTCGAAGGAAATGTTGTGAGTACCGCAACAAGGCCACCAGTAATTGTATTTATGGGCGTAATCGTAACCGACGGTGCTGTTGTAAAAGCAGTCGTAAATGTAATTGTATATGTTCCGGTTCCGGTGTGAGAAACTGTGGCTCCAACGCCTGTTGACCCACTTACAGTATGAAATGTCCCCCAAACAAAAGAAGCCGGAAAAGAGGCACCATTTGCGGCGATAACTAGAGGCTGAGAATTTCCTCCAACAGTTGGAATCCCTGTAAGGTTTAAGCTTGAAGCGAGATTTCCAAACGGCCCACCTGTAATTGTATTTGCAGCAATCTGCCCACCCGTAATTCCAGCGGAGCCATTAATTTGCGTTGTTGTAATTGTAGCATTTGCGATTTGTGATCCAGTGATAGATCCGGCTATGATTTGAGCACCAGAAACATTTGAAGCCGTGCCCATATTTCCGCTTGCATCCAAAGTCATAAAGCTCAATGAACCTGGAATATTTGGAAGCACAAGCGTATAGTTTGCCGCCATTGCAGCAGGAGGAGAGAGCGTTAGAAATTTTGAGCTAGCAATATTGTTACCAAGAAGAATACTTCCTGCTTGAATATTTGCTGGAGTGTTTGCTGCAGAGTCTACAACTAAAACCCCAGTATTAAATGCAGCAGTCGCAGAACCTGAAGCAATACCAGACGATGTTGCATTTACGGTTCCACCTGAAGTTAGACGAATAACATTTGCTGCACCGTCATTATAATAAAGATCATTTCCGATCACATAAAGACTTAATAACGTGGCAAATGAACTTTGAGCTATATATGTAGTGCTTTTTAAATTGACAGCTGAGTTTGTATTAAAAGAAAGATCGGTATTAATATTAAGTCCAGCCGGTGGAATTTGAACACCAAATCCAGATGTATGATTATGTTGATCTATTGTTAATGCGTTTGAATCAGCTGCCTGTTCCCAGACAAGACCAGAATCAATACCTACAGTAGGAAGAACTAAATTCATGTTTGGAGAGACAACAGCCATTAAAAACACCATAGCGATACAGTGACCGCCCCTGAAGAATTAAGAATTAAATTCTGATAATTAAAAGGCTTACTTCTGTAAAATGTTGCAGAAGCATTTTGATCAATAATAAACCAACCAATTTGAAGTCTGTTTAGATTATGATTTATCTGATTATTTCCTGAAACAAGAGTTACGTTTTGAATTAGATTTCCTTGCAGTAATTGGTTTGCAAGAACCGGATTAAGAGCAGATGCCCAAAGAGGATTAGCAAGATTCCAATCTAATTTAGGCGATAGAGGACTAGCCATAGCCCCATCCCCCACCGCTTCCAAAACGACCATATCCACCACTAGGGAAATTTGGATCACCTGTTGTTGCTCGACTATTTGTAGCAGTATTCGCCTGACCAACATCTCTGTTTGCAGCAGTAGTTTCTATTCTCATCTCTAGAGCTTGTTTTCTTACGTTCAAAGCGTTTGCTTGATCATAGAATTCTTGTTTCTCTAAAGCTTTTGAGGCCACATCACAAATTATGTACTCATACCAACCAGAATAACTGTATGGGACCATATCAGTATCAAGCAGAAGAGTTGGATCAATAGGGACATACCAAAGTCTCATTCCTTGTCCTGCATTTATTGGAATGATTGCTAAATTCACACCCATTTCTCTGTATTGAAATTGTGTGAATTGCCCAGAGACATTGTTTGAAGAAGCACCTAAAAATAAATTGTATTTTGATAGATCAGATACGTTGCATCTTGAAAGCGGAAGCCATCCAGTTGCATTTCCAACATTAGCCCCGTAAGAATTTAATTCAACTCGATATACTTTATAGCAAGCAAGAGCCGGTTTTCCAGCTGGATCTGGCTGACCATTTGTATTTAAGTAATTAGTTCCATCTGGAAGCGGATAAAACTGTTGGCCGTTTGTGAAGAACACCTGAAGAGGAGCTAAGAAATAATCTTCACCGAACTTTGTTACAAGAAGATCATACAATTCAGTCCGAGACTGATTGATCATGATATTCCACTCATCATCAGTTAGAAATTGAGACTTAAGCATGTCAGCACGAAGTTTTGATTGATATCTTAAGTACCCAAGATTTATCTGACCTGGAGCACACGGAGTAATGACAAGAGCAAGATCATTTGTGCCGAATTGATTGTAAGGACTTGTGCCACTGGTATTGGATGAAGCTACTTGGTAATAATACTGAGTACCAATGACACAAGTTGTATCAACATATGAATTCGTAGATGAAGCTCCCGGAACAATCGCAGAGAAATTCACTCCGTCTAAAGATCTTTGAATTGAGTAGGATGTAGCGCCGATCACGGCCTGCCAATTAAGACAGACCTGACCATTACCCGTAGTTATATAAATTCCTTGAGGAACTCCTGGTATCATTGGAATCCTTTTTTAGAACTATGTAGCGCCGTTTACGTTTGAAGGACTGTATTTAGCGTCAACATAAAAACTCATGCCCACAACAGAGTTATTAGCTGGAGCTTTTGGGATTAAAGTTGTCGTACTTGAGTTTGTTGCGCCCAAAAATTGAACAATAATAAAGCCACCAACATGAGGACTTCCTCCTTGTGGCATTGGAGCAAGGCTCTGACTAGGATCGCCAATAACTTCGAGACTAGTAATACCAGAAACACCAGCGGCGATTGCTGTTCCTGTAGATGCACCAACTCCAGTTGATTTAGCGATGAAAGACTGTCCTACAGTTGGAGTTAATCCATTGTAAAGACCGACTCCTTGCCAATCAGCTAGATTAGTATCACTAACGGTAAGAGCAAAAGTAAATCCTGTTGCAAAACCAGCCACTGCTGCAGAGAAAGAAAGTGCTGTTGTCGCACCAGAACCAGAAACATAAGTTAATGTACCGACTCCGTTGTTTCCTGGAACTCCTACGCCTGTTGTTTTAAGAGTCGTTTGGCTGGCGATCGTCGCTGAAACTGTGTAGAGGTGTCCTAGACCATCAGTCCATACTGATCCAGCTGTTGCAGATCCAGAAGTAATTGTAAACGTGATCGCTACCGCTGGACCCTGAGAAGGAATAACACCACTGCCATCTTGAGGAATACTTGATAGTGGTTGAGCTAGAGTTGATACAACAGTAACTGTTGTTGTTCCTGTTGCTGTGAAAGAAAATACTCCATTAACACCAGATGGAAGTGCCGCAATTGTTGTTGCTAATGCTGTGCCTATTGTTGCAGCTGTGGCGCCCGATGCGATTGTTTGTTGAACATAATGAAATCCTTGGGTGCCGTCCGGCGATGCAGGTCCTAGTTGAGGCTGAAATCCAACGCCAGCAACAGAAAACCAAATAACAAATGTATTTCCGTAAGCATCATAAAGAAGAAAATAGGTTCCTGCCAAACTTCCAGAAACATCAGCTACAGGAGCAATTGTCGCTTGACCAGCAGGACCAACTCCAGTTGATGCAATGACATAAGGAACGCCGACTGTTAATCCAGCAGTACCAGAGTTAATTCTAATTGTAGAGCCTGATGAAGGAGAAACGAATCCTGAAAATCCACCAAGATATCTATTATAATTTCCTTTTAATCTGATGAGTGCGTAACCCTGAGATGCTGATTGAGCCATTGGATTTAAAATACCGTGGCTAGTTCCAGCTGATGCAGATGTATACATAAATACATCGCGAACTCCCTGACCTTTGAGATTACGAATACCTAGACCGTTACCATTTGATGAATCAACCACAAAGTTGCAATCAATAAGAACAGGTTGAGAACCGAAAGAATAAAGACGACCGCCATTGTTGCCAAGTGCATTTGACATGAAAACTCCAAGCCCTAAAGTTTATGTCCAGATCGCTAGGGCTGCTAGTCTGTGACACGAATGAAGATTTTCATTCTATACGTATGGTTTTTTGTCTCAGAAAAAAGGGCCCTTTCGAGCCCTCTTAATATTATTGAGGTAAAAGTGCTACTGCGTTTGCGCCAGGAGCATTACAAGACAAGTTTAAGTATCCACCAACACGAATCTCAACAGCATCTTGGCCAGGAATTGGAAATCCAAGCATATCGTAGAATCCTGGGAAGGTGAGGAACTGAGGTATTTTCCCCAAAGAACGTAACTTCCAAGTTTTCATTGTCAGAATGTAAGCTGTCTGTGCTGGACAGTTTCTATCTTGAACAATTGAAATCTCACCATTGGCAGTAGGAAGAACCAACGCTTTGAATGAAATCTCAACTTCTTCATTAATCTTAGCTCTGATCATTTGATATTGACCTTGAACAGTTAAGTTCTTAACCAATGTTTGATAAGAAACTGGATTAATGAAAATCACATCTGGATCACCAGCTTCAGAAGATTGAGCAGCTAACTGATTGGTAGCATCAATCAAACAATCTTGAATGCTCTCGCTTTGACCAGTAAATCGAAGACCAGCAAGCTTAGTTGGGCTTACAGATCTGTTTACAGTAAAGAAAGAATCATTTGAAGCTGGAGCAGTTGATGGAATCCATGCGCCTAGACCAGCAATGCAAAGCATGTTTGCAGAGAGAAGTCCGTTAGCACTGAAAAGTGTATCACCAGCACGACCCAAATAAGGGAATGCAGTTGACCAACTTGATGGAGTTCCAGCCACACCTTGAAGTGTTGCAGAAACTGTAATTGTACCAGCTCCTGTATCGACAGCGATGACATAACCAATAGCTCCACCAGTTGACTGAGTCGCAGTCGCACCAGAAATGCTATAAGATACTAAAGCCATATTTACAGAGAATTGATAAACCTGACCTAAGTTATCAAGAGTTATCACGCCGTTTGCGATTGAACCAGCTCCACCGTTAGCACCATAAGTACCGCGAGTACCTGACCCATCAGCAAACATTTGGTAAGCGATATCGTTCGCTGCTCCCATGTACAAAGATTTTACGTTCATCTTTGCAGCAGGCATGAAGGCACCGATATTTTGTGCCGAAGCTCTTAAGAACTGATTCTGAATAGACCCAACTCTGTACACATTCACTGTTGTGAGCAGGAATGATGCAGTCGCTGGAGCTGTTTGGTATGTTTGAGCAGTACCAAGGTTTGCAGAACCACCACCACCAACGTCGTACAACACTGGAATTGGAAAGTTCAGACCGCCGAGACCCATTTCAGTCTCGTCTTTGTCGACCATAGAGAGAAATCTATTTTTGTTAACACTTTGTTACTCGCTTCTCTCAAGCGGGAGAAACCTCTTCGGATTTCTCTCATCGGCTTATTTTGTTATACCGATGTTCAGACTATCGCATCACCTTTCGGCGCCCTCTCACTTAGTCGTTCACGGTGCTTTCGCTTCCGCCCTGTCACCTACTTCTAGGCTTCCAAGTCAATCAGAGTGGGTTTTACTTGTCCCTAAAGTTTAGACAAGATCTTTCATTACCCAAGCATCATCACTGTATAATTGCTTGAGGACTTGTAAGTTATCCTGACTGTTTGAATACGCTAATGCCGGATTTGCGGGAGTACCCATAAATTATTTACCTTTGTAGTTTAGCCTCATTCACTCTTCTGATTGCTTCAGCTAACTGTTCGCTTTCAGACATTAAGTGAAAAGGTTTTTGTGACTGCTTTTGAGAAGTCACTGTCATTTGTTGAGTTAGAGTTTTAGGAGAAGATTTCGGAGGACCTAACTTTTCCCCGAACTTCTTTTGTAGCTTAGGATAGGATGCGAATCTTTCGCCCCTCTCAACTAGCCATTGCTCGACAAGTCTAGCTGCTTCTACTGTAGTATATTCAATACCATCTTCTTCAAATGAGTCGTTTATCAGGTGTAAAACAGCATCTTCTGCCGCCTTACCTTCAGCAAGGATGGAAGAAAAATCATTTTCAGGTTTAGAATAATCAATAAGTTGATCTTTGCCTGAAACCACACTTAAAATTTCTTGTTTCCAAAGGCCCTGATTGGCCTGGTACTCACGTACCTCTAATTCTTCTTGTTTTTTCGCAACCTGAGCGAGCTTCTCATCAAGATTGCGATACTTTTCTTCTTGTGGATCTTTTGCTGCTTGAGATTCAATTTGGTGTCTTGTGTATTCATCATACGAAAGTCCAAGTTCATCCGCTGCAGAGTAATCCTTTGCCTCTATCTTTTTAGTTAACTGTTCAAACCTTTCGGCTTTCTTTAACTTGTCTTCGAGTTCTTGTTCCCTTTTCTTCAGGTTCAATTCTCTCTGACGTTGCGCTTGTTCCTTGCGGAGAAGAGCAGAGATCTTCGGCGACTTGAGTTCTATTTCCTCTGTAGTCTCAACTTTGGTTTCTTGTCCCGCATTTTCAGCAGCCTCAGGTATCTTTCTGTCACTACCTGTAATTGTGGTTGTTCCTTTTGGATCGTATCCAGTGAACTCTTTTGAAGGTAAATCGAATTCCTTCATTCTTGTTGTGGGTTGATTGCCTGGTGCGGGCGCTTCTATTTCGTGCATAGTGAAAGCCATGTATTCTCCTTGGTTTATGACTGCTAATTAAACTTGAACATTACTTGTTGGTGAATTTGATGCTTGAGGTGGAGCAACAGGAAGAGGCGCTTGAGGTTGTGGTGGAGGGGCCATTGCTGCTTGAGCTTTAGACTTCAAAACTTGAAATTGAGTGAAGTAATCATAAAGCATCTTCATCTTCTCATCTTCTAAGTTGGTTACTGCATACTTATTGATAGTTTGAACTGTGATCTTTGTGCCCATGTCTAAAGGATCGAGCATAAACTCATCAGGAGGAGAATATTCACCATCATCAATGATGAGATCTAAGTCGTGAAGAATGCGTTCTTCTAGTGCAACAGCAAGTCTGTCTGATTGTTCAAGATCAGGGAATCTCGACATACGTCTGAATTCTTGAATAGTGATTTCACCAGCTGCTAACATTTCTGAAAGTTTAGATTGTCTGCCTACTGGATCTTTTGGAAGTGATGACTCATCAAAACACTTAACAATATAAGTATTTTTAAGCTCTTTCATCATTTTAGGAAGCTCAACTTCTCTTGTTCCGTCTCTTCCTGGATAAACAGTTGAATAAGAACCAGTTTCTTTTGCAACATCAGCGCACATAGCAATATGCTTGTAAGCTAGACCTACATAGAAACTCTGATATCTTCTTTGAAGTGCTGCAAATCTTTGAGCTTGAATATCTTGTTGAGTTCTTTGAGCCTCTCCAGATTCAACTCCTCTTGTAACTTCTCCACTTGTTGATTGATCTGACAGGCCAGACATGTTTTTAGCATTAGCAATTAACCAATCAATGTACTGATAAATTTCTGGATTGTTTGAAGTAGGATTAATAAAAACAGGGGCTTCGGCCATTGTTTTAGTTTTGATGATTGTAGATATATTGTTATTAAATGCCGTTTCTAAAACCTTACTGAGTTCACTTATGACAATCTTAGGGACACCAGTCATCTCAATGCACTGCGACGCAATGATGAGCATTTTGTAAATTTCCATTTGAGTAGGAAATAGAATTTCAGCGAGTCCTTGAGAAAACCATCCTACGGTATTTTCGTTGTATCCCAGTTTTTCAAAAGGGAAGAACGGGTGATCCCATGGTTCGTCTAATAAAACACCTTCAGAGCATATGATAACATGTCTGCCATCTTTACTTTTCTCGCCTGAAGGAAGATGCCATGCTTCTGAAACGATGAGTTGGTCTGTAACTGTATCTGTGCTTTGAGGTGAGCTATCTACTGTTCCACCTTGGGCTATCATGATTTTAGATTCAGCTTCTGGGAGTTCGTTTGCTAAGATTCCTCGATCACACATTTTAGTATGAATGAGTCCTCTTGGATCTCCATAGTAAGCGTCATTGAAGTCGACTAAGAGTTCTGTTGCGATTGTTCTTTCGTGGCATATCTTGTCGTCTTTACGTACAAGTTTGATAAGACCGTCTGCCAAAATGGTACAGTCTCTAAAGATTTGAGCGCCTTTTTTGTAGGTCTCACATCTGTAGAATTCCCCCATGATAAAATCATTCATTTCCTTTGCTATCTTCTGTTCTTTGTAATCACCGCCATCAGTTAAGAATACTGGCTGAGGCTTATCTTGAGTGATCATTGAAGTAAGAGTGTCTGCGCATTGATACACCACGTTAGCTGTTGGTCTTCCCATTGGCATTTGTTGAGAGTTATCAAGAGTTGAGGTTGAAGCCAGGTAGTTATAGAGAGGTTTGCCGGAATAAAGTCTTGAATAGAGAGAGGCTTGTCTGATTCTTGCTGAATGGTAGTTCTTTAAGAAAGCTGTTGTGCTTAGGACTTGGGCACATAATTCTATATCATCTTTAGCTAGCCACCATTGATAGTAATTCTTTTCTTGAGGTATTTTCTTTTTGTCTCTTGGATCGATGATTTTGTCTTGAGCTTGTTTGGCTACTTCTAGTGGTGAGGTTTCAAAAGCCATTACAAGGCTCCTTCTGGGAAGATTTTATTAACAAGATCTTCATCTTTCAGTTTGAGGAGATCGATTACTTCTTCGATCTTTTGGGTTTTTTCTTGGTCGATCGGTCCTTCGGGTTCAGCCAATTGACTTTCTGTTGGCCACGCTTGTCTGCGTATAGTTTCTTCAGAACGTCGTTCATCTCCTGATTCGACATTATTTTCTTTTCCAAGAGTCACCTCAAAATCATTTGATTTAAAATGCGTTGCCCCTGCTTCTTTTAAAGCACTGATGAGGGCTATAGTTTCTTGTAAGTTCACGCGAGAAGTTTATCCATGTATGAATTAATTCGAGCCATTGCCTTTTTAAGATGCATTTTGTCTTGAGAAGAATCGTTTTCACCCATTTCTTCTTCAGATGCTGGCTCATGGTCTGGATCACCGAGAGTTTCATTAACTTCATGAGCCATTTTATCGTCCCATGCTTCGTTAGGATCGACGGCTTCTTGGCCTGCGTAATCCATGTCTGGGCGTAAATTAGCTTGGCCTTCTTTTTTCTTTTTATCTCGGATGTATTTAGAAAGGGATTTGCCGTCCATTTATGATTCCTTTGTGAATTTGAATTTGTCTTTAATGTGTTTGTGAAAGTGAGTGCCGTGAGACGAAGCTTTAATGAATGATTGATAATGATGCTGATCGACTTTGTGATAGTGGTAGGTTCCACCGTCGCGAAAGCCTACTTTCATGATTCCTGAGGTAGCATCGTAATCCATCCATGCGATGTTTGAAGAGCTACTCTTGATCATCGTCTTGGCCTTTATTCATGCAGCTTAATACGCATGCTTCTAGAGATTGCATAATTCGTTTTGAGTCTTTGGAGTGAATTGCGTCCATGAGTTCTTCACCCATCATGTCGTGAAGTTCTGAATCGACATCTGGTTCAGCTTCAACATGCATTTCGCCTGAGACTTCTCCGCCTTCAGCGTATTTACCGCCTCTTTTCATTCTGTCTGCTTCTCGTTCTTTTGATCTCATCATTGATTGTTTTGAGAATCCTTCTGAGACTTCTTTGTCGGTCGGGAGTTTTTTTGCTGTTTCAGCGGCCCATTTGGCTTTTTCAGGCATTGGCTTTGGTTGAGTTTGCTCTACCTTGCTTAATATTTCAGAGCCTGACTTTGCCATCCCGCCATGAGCTAGACCTTGGAGTTTTGGCTTTGGCATTGAGCGCATTTCGCCGAGAACCGTCTTGTGTTCCTTAATAGCTTGATCTTTGGAAATTCTACCAACATCGCCCTTATCTTTTGCATGTCTAGCAAAAATACCAGCCATTGATTTTCCACTATGTTCATCGTCTTTATGAACGCCCTTTACTTCTCCGCCTTCAGCCATACAATTTGGACTTGAACATCCAGAGCATGAGGGACCACTACAGCCAGGCTTTTTGCTATACATCGGTGTCGGCATTTTTATTCCTTATTACTTCAACAAGTGCTGAAAGTGCTTTCATTAATTTTGATTTATCTTTTGATTCGATTGCTTCCATGAGTTCTTTGATGGCGTCTTCTGACATCTCATCATCTTCAGAAAAGCCATACCTTGACTCGCCCATTGGACCAGCTATGCGAGGTAGTTTATTTTTCTTAAGAAATGGTAAGCTCACACTCTTGGTGAGGTGTCTCAGAATTTAATAATGATCACCAATTATGCCAAGGGTCTTTGCCGTTGACTTTTGGAAATGAATATAGGTTGTCACCACTTGACTGAGCGTTATCTCTCTTCATTCTTTCTATTAATGCTTCTTTATGTAGTTCTTCTTGCTCTCTTATATATTCCGGTGTTCCTGGCAATGCTTTAAATTTTGCTGGTTTATAATCATATGCAGGACTTAAAGCGAAGGCGTAAAGAACAGAATCAACCGCATCCGAATGTCCTTTAACTATAATTTTATCGGGAGTGGATTTGTCTCTGTCTTTTTGAAGGATGTCGCAGTCTTTAGCAAATATCGTTTCTTTTTTAGCCTTAAACATTCCAGTTCTAAGGGCGTTATTTAGAAATGCATAGTCAGCGATCTTCTTTTGTTTATCGGCGGCTGTGATGACGAATCCATACCTATACATAAGATCCATGACGACTTTTTTTCCAAGTCCTCCGGTGTCTGCGACCATTTGCATAGAACCATATTTGGATTCTAGGGAACGTATTTGCGCAGCGAGATTATCTGTAAGTTGATTTGGGGTAAGAATTTCCTCCACAAGCCATGTGACGGGCGAGGCGTCTGAATATGCAAGTACACTAAGTGAGTCCGAATCATTAACCCCCAAGTCAATACCCAAGATATAGGAGTATACGTCTTCTGGAAGGCTATCATAATGATTCTTGGTATGATCGAAACTGAGTAAAAGTGCGTTATCATCTCTAACCCATTTACCGTAACACTCTCTTTGAATACTCGGATCATCTATTGTTACTCCTCTACGTGCGCAGTCTTCATCAATTAGTTCTTGCGGTGTTTTCCCTGATTTTTTAAATAACCACGGGTTTGAATGCATAGTCCAGTGGTGAGTGGACCAGAGGGGATTATTTGAACACTCAAAAAAATATCCTGCTTGAGTTGGTCCAGGAGTTCCTATGAGTCTACATCTTCCGTTGGTATCATAGAGACGTTTTGCGATAATATTTTCGACCAGTTCTTTAATGTGAGGTCTAAAAGCCTGAGCCTCATCAATATACACAAGCGCAACGTTTGATAGTCCCCTGATTTTTTCAATTTCTTTTTCTTCATTACCGCCATATAATCTAATCCAACTCCCATTTGATAAATTAATAGTAAGTTTACTTAGATTGATATTTGCTTCAATTTCATACTCATGAATGATTCTTTGAAGTTCTGGCCAAACAATTGCCTCAGCAGAGGTTCTTGCAAGTGTTATGTAGATTCCTGTAGTTCCTGGTTTTTTAAATGCTGTATCGATAAGGTCAGCGGCACATGCAGTTGTTTTCCCGGCTCTGACTGAGCATGTGGCTACGGAATATTTTGCTGGATCTTTTACAAAATCAATTTGTTCTTTGAATAAGAATTCTTCTAGATTAAACTTTTGGGTCTTCGTTAGTTTCATTGCTTGAATGACTAACTGGTCGAGGTTCATTTTGTTGCTCCAAAAGTTTTACTGCTTGTTTTAAATATTCTATTTTTTCTTCAGCCGTCATTCCTTCGAGTGGGTTAAGTGCAGTTTTGTCGATGGCTTTAAGTTTTGGGTATGCATAGCTAGCAATTTCTTTAACTGCGTCCAGTGCGATTTTAAGATATTTATCTGCCTTATCTTCAACCGGAAATGGATTTCCACTAGCCTCTGATGCCTTCGAGATGTTGTCATATATGACCGCGTAGTTATCATACGTCTTCTTAGCTTCACGATAGATATTAACAAGTTCGGTCGGTGGATCAAACCCAAGTTCTTGGATCGCCTCAAAGAACTGATATGTTCTCTTCTGAAGAGAGCCTTTCGGCCTACCCGGGCCAGGTTTATATCCTGGTTTAAAGCTCCCGCCACTTGCTGGCATTTATATTCTCGCAAGCAAAACACCGCTTGCAGGCATAATATTGTCTTTTTCACCATAAGCAGACCAAACAAAAACATCTTTACAGTAATACATTTCGTCTACCACGTATTGATTAGATTTAGATTCTATGTAGAATTCAGAAACTGGTTCTTTGTTTTTAGCTGGAGGAACTGGAGAATGAAAACGAGCGTATTTAACTTTAACTCCCATTGACTTCCAAATGTTGATTGTCGTCTGATTTAGATCTGTAATCAAAGGACAGTCTTTTTTCAATGGCTCTTCCAATTTCTGTTTTGGCTTCGGACCACGTTTTAAAGCCTTTGGTGAGGACTCTTGCGATGCCTTTTTTTCTATAATCTGATTTGACATAAACAAACTCCAGTTTTTCTTTATTCATTACAGAATAACCTAAAATAAAATCTCTATCGTTTTTTAAACAAGCTATTTTAACTTTTGACTTTTTAAGTATTTCTTTAATATTTTTGGTAGCTTTGCGAAAGAATTCATTTGAGTTCATACTTTGGTCTGTAGAGAACCATTCTGCATTCCTCCATGTTGAATAAATAAGAGGGATGTCAGTCCCTTCACCCTCTCTAAAAATAACAACATCATTCACAAAATGACCATTCTTCTAATGTTTTAACAACCCTATGAACTAAACGATGATCTATATTTATTCTACACGCTATACTTCTGAGTGAGTTACCTTCTAAATGCATAACCCATATATTTTTGACAGATTCTTCATTTATTTTTCTATTTCCATGTCTACAAATCCAGATACAGATTGATTCAAAATCTTCAGAGTGTAGTAAATCATATCCTGAGGATTGAATGTTTTCAGGAAAAGAACTTTGAATCGGCTTAAGAGGTTCTTGGTAAGAGATAAAATCAAGCATATTAACAAGTTCGTGTGTGCTTTGATTAAAGTGCTCAATTGAAATTCCAGACCATGTTTTAAGTGGTTTAAACTCTAAAGAATGGTCCTCAATATCTTCAAAACCATTTTCTTTAGCTATTTCATACCAATGATTCTGAAGTTCTTTAATGGTCACTCGTTATTGGAACCACATTTTCAGCCAAGCCATCGTCTGACTCCTCATCTGGTTGCATGTTTTGCTTTTTCTGAATCTCTGCCACCGCTGCGTAAGTTACATGACATGAAACTCTGTTAATACATGATTCTAAAAGCTCACTTTTTTTAACAAAGCCTATTTTATGATCATAAGCATGAATCGTATTCATAACGATCTGAGAGAAGTAATTCGCTTCTAGGAAGTGTGGGTCTGCGAACTTGTTAATTGCTTCGAGGAGTTCGTTGGTAAGACTTTCGAACTGAGGGTAGGTGATAGGCATAGCTGTCAAATCATCTTGAAATGCGTGGAATGTCATAAGCGGTTTCTTCTTTCTTCTTCAAAGGCTTTTGCTTCTTTGATTCTTTTTTTTAAGTTTTCTAGTTTTCTCTCTAAGCCGGGGGTGACTTTACCGAGATCTTTAACTTCTTTAATTCTTCTTTGATTTAGAAAATTAATCTCTTCCATAAATGGTGTTAAGAAAGCGTTAATTTCATCACGTTCTTTTTTACGCATGTGCAGGTTGATCTGTGTCTTGAGTGAAATCTTTGGTCTTTTTTAAAGCATCTTCTTTTTCTTTAGCTTTAAGCATGTCAGAAATTGTTTTATTTAAAATAGAGATTTCTTGAGAAAGATTAATGACGTCTGTCTCTAAGACCTTGATATGATAAGTTTTATCACCCAATGCAAAGTATTTATTTGTGCGTTTTTGTTGAAGTTCTTCGAGGGATTCTTTTTTGGAATGCGCTTTAGATTTAGCATTAGCCATGTATTCTCCTTGTTGGGTAAAGATTTCGTCGTCACTACCTTACCAGTTAAATGGAGTGTGAAGAAATTACATGCATGGGTCAATATTTATTTTACATAACTTTGTAAAAAGACAGGACCAAGCTTGGAAGCGAGGTCCATTAATGAAATGACGACTTTTAGCAGACTTGTTAGGAAAAAAGAGAGTAATAAAATAAAAAATTCAAGTCAACATGTCTTATGTCTAGATAAGATAAACCCTGTCGGGAGACGGTATGTTCCCAGAGTTACACTTATTGGGAATTTAATACAATTGCAGTAATGACAGTTGAGCTAACTAAGCAATTCAATTAAAGCAATGATTCGCTATCGCTCATTTTTTTTATTGGAAAAAGAAAAAAAGAGTAAAAAAAGAAAGTAAAATTTGCTGCAAAATATTCGTGCAGTCAATTAAGAAAGAAGCGTTAATGTCTTTTGCTAAACTAAGAAGAAAACAAAGATTAAAAAAACGTAAGCAAAAACGAGCATTAAAACGTAAAAATAAAATTAGTAAAAGTTTTGTTAAGAAACATGGTTTAAAGAAAGTTGCTGAGATAATAGCCAATCAAAACCACAAATCAGATATATGGCTTCAAGAACAATGGCTTGAGAACGGCTATATGCAAATGGAAGATGAATTTAATTCTGTATACGCCTTTTGGATACCTGATTTAATCAATAGAAAATACAAATACATAGTTGAATGCGATGGCTCGATTCATGGTAGGACTTCGGTCCAGAAGAAAGATAAGAGAAAAGATGAATGGTTTACAAAAAATGGATTTTATGTATTTAGAATTAAGGCTTTTGATTTAGACCAACTCAAATTAGTTGGAGACACAGTTTTAGACCATATATCACTTTTTTGATAATTATTTAATATATTCTTTTCTATTTATTAAATATTAGTTTGATGGATTATCAAATTATGCTATTCGAATTACATTCGTGCTGGCCCGGATAAATAGACCAGTCCAACTATATATCAATGTTAAAAATTAGGGAGAGCTGATGAAGAAAATAAAAGTATTACTTACAACAGATACAACAAAGCGCGGCGTTTTTAGTTGTATTGTTAACGAAGCAGATAGAGAAAAAGAGAATATTGAAGCTGAGGATATCCGCATGGTTGTCATGTGGTCTACAGATGTTAAAGGTATCATTGGTCTTGCTGCAGATGGACCAACTAAAAACTGTAGAGTTTCTCCTGCTGTTAAAAAAGGACTTATTAAGGGCGTTGTTGGATTTTTTGAGCTCACAGATGAAGCTTACAAGAAATTTGAGAAAGAGCCATGGGCATGAGACTGATTGAATATGCAAAAGCAATAAATGCGAGTGAAGAAGTAATAAATTGGCTTTCTACTACTGCTAAAAAAGCTCAAGAACCTGACGACGAAGTTGAACATATTATTGATTGGTTAGTTATGACCGATAAAAAAAAATGCCGAAAGCTTTCTTTTAAAGATGCGAAACGTTTAGCAGATGAATGGTCATTGCAGCAGCAAAAAATTAAAACCGAAAAAGAAGACGATTCAGATACTGAGACTTTAATTGATTTTAAAGATGGCTTTTTATTCAAGAAACTCCTTACAAAAAAAGCTTTTAAAAACGAAGGATCATTAATGTCTCACTGTCTGGGAGGGTACAATCCAGACAATAAGGATGTTGATATATTCTCTCTCAGAGACAAGAAGAATAAGCCTCATTGCACAATTGAAGTTAGAAAAAACAATAAAGAAGTTGTGCAGATTAAAGGCAAAGGTAACGGATCAATCCATCCAGATTATATTAACTATGTCTTAACATTTTTTGAAAAAATTAATTTCAAGATCAGAAAAGAAGAGATGAAAAATCTTGGGTATTATTTTGTTTACGATGAGCATCTAGATTTTATTAAAAAAAATCTTAGTAAGTCTGAAAAGTTAGTTAGGATAAAAGACACAAACTATGTCTATTAAAAAGGTCTTAGAAATATACGGTTCCGGTTACGGTTACGGTGACGGTTACGGTTACGGTTCCGGTTACGGTGACGGTTCCGGTTCCGGTTACGGTTCCGGTTACGGTTCCGGTTCCGGTTACGGTGACGGTTACGGTTACGGTTCCGGTTACGGTTCCGGTGACGGTTCCGGTTCCGGTTCCGGTGAGAATAATCCAGAGTTGGCGGGGCTAGATGTCTATTAAAAAGGTCTTAGAAATATACGGTTCCGGTGACGGTTCCGGTTCCGGTGACGGTTCCGGTTCCGGTTCCGGTTACGGTTCCGGTGACGGTTCCGGTTACGGTTCCGGTTCCGGTTCCGGTTACGGTTACGGTTCCGGTTACGGTTACGGTTCCGGTTACGGTGACGGTTACGGTTACGGTGACGGTTCCGGTGACGGTTCCGGTTACGGTGAGAATAATCCAGAGTTGGCGGGGCTAGATGTCTATTAAAAAGGTCTTAGAGTGAATATACGGTTCCGGTGACGGTTCCGGTTCCGGTGACGGTTCCGGTTCCGGTTCCGGTTACGGTTCCGGTGACGGTTCCGGTTACGGTTCCGGTTCCGGTTCCGGTTACGGTTACGGTTCCGGTTACGGTTACGGTTCCGGTTACGGTGACGGTTACGGTTACGGTGACGGTTCCGGTGACGGTTCCGGTTACGGTGAGAATAATCCAGAGTTGGCGGGGCTAGATGTCTATTAAAAAGGTCTTAGAAATATACGGTTCCGGTGACGGTTCCGGTTCCGGTGACGGTTACGGTTACGGTTCCGGTTACGGTTCCGGTTACGGTTCCGGTTACGGTTACGGTTCCGGTTCCGGTTACGGTTACGGTTACGGTTACGGTTACGGTTCCGGTTACGGTGACGGTTACGGTTACGGTGACGGTTCCGGTTACGGTGAGAATAATCCAGAGTTGGCGGGGCTAGATGTCTATTAAAAAGGTCTTAGAAATATACGGTTCCGGTTACGGTTCCGGTTACGGTTCCGGTTACGGTTCCGGTTACGGTTCCGGTTACGGTTACGGTTCCGGTTACGGTTCCGGTTACGGTTCCGGTTACGGTTCCGGTTACGGTTCCGGTTACGGTTCCGGTTCCGGTTACGGTGACGGTTACGGTGAGAATAATCCAGAAAGAGCAGGCTTGTTTATATGTTAACCCCACAAGAGAGAAGAAGATGAGAGACTACGCATATTTGAAAGACAAACAAGTTATCAAAGTTACCTTCGATGAATATCTCAATCGCCTAAAAGAACAAGGTGACAAAATTGAAGAGCGTCGTGTTGGCGACGACAAAGTTGGAGATGCAAGAGTCTCTACGGTCTTTTTATCACTAAATCACGGCTTTGGTTATGAAGAGCTTTGGTTTGAGACGATGATATTTGGCGGTGAGAATGATTTATTTTGTGAGCGCTACTCTACCTATGATCAAGCTGAGCATGGTCATAAAAGAATTGTGGAAGCTTTGAAAAATGGTACTGAACCCTAAACATCTCATCACAGGGGGAGAGAGAATATGAAGCGTGGAAAAAAATTGATGGAGCGACATTCTAGCGATAAAATAAGAGATAAAATAATTTCTCTCGACTTAAATAATCCGAATGATGCTCGTGAGTTTATTAAAGATGCAATGCCAAAATGTTTTGATGATATTTCAAAGATAACTCATTTTGATCTCGAAGATGGTACGCGCATTAGTACCAAAAATTTATCTGATAGTCAGGCAGTTCAGTATGCTTGGGAACTGCTACCAATTTATCAATCTAGGTTCCCAGCTCTTGTTAAGACAGATATGGAGCATTGATGACCCTACTTAACCGCCTCAGGAGAGAGTAAGTGAATTACAAATTGCCGAAAAAAGATAAGCCAAAAGATGAGTGATAAAATAGAAAAAACTGCAAGCGATTATGAAGAAATACATAAGCTTACCAAGGGCGATAGAACATATAAAGAAGCCTTCACGGTCGGCGCTCTATGGATGCAAGAGAAGAACAAGGCTGAGATAGAGAGGCTTAAAGTGGTCAAGCGACGCATTTATTTTGCTAGGTATTTTATGATTAAAAGAATATTAAAAGATTTAGCTTCTGATCTGTTTTGCGGTTTATTTTTTATTCTATGTATTTTTGTTCCTGCTGGCATACTTATATTTGGAGCTATTCTATTTCCACGTATTTTCACTACGCTCATTCTTATATTTGCATTAATGATAATTGGAAACTTTGTGAGGATGTAATGACTAAAGAAATGCCGAAAGAGCTTGAAAAATTAAGAAATAAATTAGCGTACGTGCACAAGAAAGAATTTCTGAAACACGTTATGCAAGACGAGGTTTTTCAATGGGGCTTCGACGCATGCTTCAACGCAATGGTAAATTCAACTCCGCCTACCCATCCTTTATATATTCAAACTTCACTTGTTAATGCGAACTATGTGGAGATGAAAGATGTGAAGGTACTGATTGAGGCTCTTGATAAATATAAGCAAATAGTTTGGAGAGAAACTATGGAGGGTCCTCTATGGATAGCACGAGACACTCTCGAATCATTCTATAAACTACACCCTAATACTGTTAGAGATGAGGAGATATGAGCGATGATTTTATCTCACCATTGATTGCATTGGCTTTTATTTTATTAACTTTATATGGATGTATACATGGATTCTAAAACAAACGTCATGACCCCTACTGTTAGAGATGAGGAGATATGAGCAATGACTAAACGACTACAAAACTATGCAGATAGGTTGGTAATTGAATATCCAGGCGTACCAAGACAACTCATTGAGAGAGTTTGTTTCGCTGTTTTTAGTTATCATCATCGTGAGACGCAGATACTTGTTGACGCAATCAAAGATGTCCTTTCAGCCGATTGGGGCAACGAAACTGTCGAAGCAACAAATAAATTACATGATGCTTTTGAGAAGTATAGATCGCAAGGAGATGGGACGTGAAAGAATTTGAAAAGCAACTTATTTGGGGCCGAAATGTTATGCTGAGCATTCTTGGAATTATACTGTTTGTAGGATTAATAAGCTGGCTTACCTCATGAGCGGAGAACCAATAGCACCACACTCTATAGGGACACACGTAATCTCATGCGAACGATGCTTAAACTGGTTTAGTTATATCGATCTGACATCTAGGCTGTGTCGAGCTTGCCATAATTTAAAATTTAACGAGACGCTTGAGAATATTGATACCTATGAATTCGACAGATTAAAATACAACTTTGCAAAGGAGCAGAATGTGAACAGAGAATTTACACATCAAGAAATAAGTTTCGCTAACATTTTAGAAAACGCTAAAATTGGCAAAGAGCTTATTAAAGATCTGCCTTTGATTGAGTTTGCAGATACTATGAGCTTCACTATTCCTAATGGTGAACGTTCAAACCTTGTTTATTTCATCAATGAGAAATTCAAACAAAGAGTCGCAGAGCTACGGGTAGAGCTACCAAGGATGCCGACCATATGGGTTTATGAACTAAATGGCTTCACTCATATGAGTCTTGAAAAGCCAACTGAATCTTATGCCGTTATTTTACATAAGATCGAAAACTACATTCCTGAAGCAGTACCCCAAGACCCCATACCTACTGAAAAACCTGTCAAGATGGATGAAGCTAAAATGTTCTTCGAGAGAATTCTTAAGGCTGGGATTGAAGCGTGAATGGGTTAACTGAAAATGTTCAAATATGTTTAATAGTTTGTGGCGCAATTTCTTTTTGCGTTGTTACTTGGATTATGAATAGATAATTTGTTGATTGAGCCGCTTGGAATGTTGTGTTGAGGTGCGTGAATGTACACATACATTACAGACTTTCAGCTCAATCGTTGGCGGCGATATCGTTCGAAGGTAATAGGTTACGTGTGCACGCGGACTGAATCCTGAGATATCGTCGTCAATCTTTTAGTTACACATCGTTTTCTTTTAGTTGGCTTTTAGTTAATTTCAAACGCTGTTAATGAAACGCATTTATATCGTTTATTAAGACCTATTCCTAGCCAATCAGCATTTCCAACTTTAATCTCTGTGCACTCGGTCCTTTTTGGGATTACCTTAACTTCGGCACGGCGACACTCTTTTGAATATGAACAATATGAATCAAAATCCATTCTCGTTTGTAAAGATAAAGAGCTTCTTGCGTCTGACTCTGTAGACCGCTCTGCTTTTGCACATATTAAATACGTGTTTCCACGAAGTATGTTTTCTTCACAAATATCAGCATGAGAGATAGACGAGAATAATAAGATTAAAATTAAGTATTTCATTTTGCACCTTTTAAGAAACGTTTAATTTCTTCTTGAATCGTTTTAAAGTCTTTTTTAATTATCGCTTCATAGACACGCTTATCATAAGCACCCGTAGGATAATTTGCGTATTCAGGAGTAATCTGAGTACCAAGATCCATAATGATATCGTTTATTTTGGCCATTACTTCAAAAGAAATAAATGTACCAGTTTTTGTTTCGTGAGCGATAAGTTCTCTTCTTATTTCAACTAGAGTTTCTGCTAATAGTTCGTCTGAATATTTAAGTCTCATATTATCGTTCCTTTCCGATTAGTATAGCGCAAAAAGTGCGCAGGGTCAACAGTAAAGTTTGCGCTTGAATTCATTTTGAAACATTGCTATATTGATTATATGAAGAAACAAGTAAATAAAAGACTAATGGCTAAATGGGTATCTGTAATAGGCAGGATAGACGCTATAGAGCTTCTAATGAAGGCTACGGGCTTATCTTTCTCAGCTATAGATAAGATCATAAGAGACAAGTATCATTCTGATATAAGCTTTCTAGCAAAGAAGGCAATTGCTGAGAGAACTCAAATTCCACAAGAGGAGTTGTTTTATGAATAAACAAGAACTCAAAGATCGCATAAAATATCTTGAAAAGAGAAACTCAAAATTAGAGACATTAATTGGTATGTTTCTTGGTGGTTTTAATATCGAAAAATTAAGAGAGACCGTTATGAAAATGTATCAGACTGGTGCTTTATGAATAAACAAGAACACATCCCTATCACACAACAAGAACGAGACGACGATCAAGAATTTCAGCGCAAAATGAAACTAAATCCTTTTGGATTTGTAGATCAGCCACTACCTAGAACACGTATGGCTCCAGAGGTCTTTGAGAAAGAAAATGTAAAGAAAGCAAAAGAGTATTATATGAAAACTAGAGGTTCTGGAAGAGGCACTAGTAACGGATATGACCACATAACATTTTTAAAAATAATAAGAGGAATTTATGAGTGATTCAGAAAAGCTTTCAATTGAATATGCAAAAAGACAGGTTGAAATTTTTGGTCAAGATCCATTTTATATATCAAAGCAGATTTTAAACTTAGCTCTTAAGCTTGCTTTTCAAGAAGGATTCGTTATGGGTCAAAATTCAATGTTGATAGATATACATGGTATTGTAGAGAAAGGATTTGAAGATGAGACTATCAGAAAAAACAACTGATTTGATCGCTGCCTTATTAAAGGTTCAAAATGAAATAAAAAACCCTTTAAGAAATAGTCCAAATGATTACTTTAAATCAAGATACGCAAACCTTGAACAGGTTCTTGCTGTAACTATTCCCGTCCTAAATGCTAATGGTTTTGTTTTGAGTCAAACTCATGAATGGCGTGATTCAGTGACGTTTATTCAGACAACACTTTTTCACATTTCTGGCCAATTCATTCAAAGCGAAATGCCCCTTTTGTTGAATAAGGGAGATATGCAAAATTTGGGGTCTGCAACGACATATGCTAGAAGATATTCAATTGTCTCTATGCTTGGCATTGAGCAAGAAGACGATGACGGGAACTCAATTCAGAAAAAAGATCCAGTAAAAACTCAGGCCATTTCTGTGACCAGCCATGCTCCATCTAAAACAGTGAACGAAGCCATTGGTAAATTAAAAGAAGAGATTCTTAAACCAGGCCATATTCATGAATGGCGTGATGATAAATACACAGCAGGCCAACAGTACTGTGCCTGTCCATTACATAATGGCGAAAGGTGTAAAGAGAAAAGAAGAAATCCAAGTGTATAGATTAGAGTTTGAAATTAAAGGACTACCTAAAACTTTAAACACAAATTCTTCTAATTGGCGTGTTAAGGCCGGAGAAGTCCGCAAGTGGAAGAATTTGGTTTTATATTCTGTGGGGTATAAAAAGCCCCAGTATCCACTTGAGAAAGCAAAATTAACCTTAACAAGGCACTCAAGTACAAAAATTGATTATGATAATTTAGTAGGTTCATTTAAGCCGATCATCGATGGGCTTAAATTAGCTGGTGTGATCTTAGATGACAATTTTGTTATTATTGGAATGCCGGCATACATTTGGCAACAAGCAAAAAGAAATGAGGGAAAAATAACAATTTTAATTGAGGAAGTTTAATCTGGATAATGTATCTGTTCTACTAATTCTATCTGCTTATTCGCTAACATATCTCGCCAAGACTTTATTTCTAAATGTGGTAGCTCGAAGAAGACCGATCCTGGCTTGCCATACCACGATAAAAAATCAGGAATCTCAGGAGCTAAAACAGTATTGAACCAGTTTTTATCATATATAACTAAACCAGTTTTGTTTACAAACAAGTCTAATGCACAGTTATAATTATGTGCTGAGAACCCCCACTTCGCCCGAGACGTGTGGTGATTATACGCGTCCTCTTGGTCTTGGCGTCCCCTGCCAGCGCAAGAAACATGAGCTTCAGGATATTTCGCTTGAAATATTTGAAACCACATTAAGAGGTCTTTATTGAAATTAGGATATCGATTAATTCTCTCTAAACAGACTTCACATTTGCCATTATTTTCATGATGCATTAGAACTCCTTACTTAAGGTGACGATCCAATACGATTCCCAAGATGATTGCGACAGTTCCAGTGATACCATAAGCGGACCAATTGATGGGCTCCACGGTTGTGGTATCACTTTTTTTTTCGGCTTGAGCAACAAAACACGCTGAAATATCAATTCTGTCTTGTCTTGAAAGACATGAATAATCAGGCTTTAGGTTTTTCGGAAGATCCGCGGCTTTCGATAATGGCGTCAAGCTCAACATCAGACTTGTTAGCAAGATCAGCTTTAATTTTTTCTTCATTAAGCTTTGTCTCCTGGTCCATAATTTGAGAATCTTTTTTAATATCTAAATAATGATAAACACAAACGGCTATGCCTAAAGCTGCAACAACTGCGAACTCAATTCCATATGTAAATTCTGTCATTGATGAACCTCGGTCTTTGGTATTTCTGGAACTTTTGGAGGAGTAGATAACATCTGAATTCCTAAATGTCCCTTAATATATGCCGTATCAAGAGCAATTCCTCTCACAACCCCACCGAGACCATTTACTTGTTTCTTAAGTGCTCTAACGGTTAAAACCTGACTGATGATAAACGTGATAAATCCTATGATATATTTTATAGATTCTGCGTTTAATTCAACAGTCATAAATCTCCTCAAAAGGCTTCGCATCCTTGCTCGGCCCTATTTAGATTACGCTACTACCGGAACTTTTGCGATTAAACTTGCAAGTGCTGCTTGAGCTGCAGGCATAATAACCGTAAAAATATCAGCTTCAACAGCCTGAACTCCTGCAGGCGAAAGTTTTTCAACCTCCGCTACAATTGCTGGCAAAAGAAGAGTTTGCAAATCTGCTAAACCGTCAGCTTCTAATTTCTGTAACAATGCGATTAATTTCGGATCCATTATATTTCCCTCCATCCAAGAATAACACCAACACTTGTCGATGCAGCGCTAGCTATTCCTGTTATTAATAAATTTTGACCATTATCTAAAATCTTTAAAATATCACTCGAACTCACACTTAAAGCAGGAGCTGAGATCGAATCAATCAAAGTTCCATTTGCAGAAACTGTTGGCACCGAAGTAAGTGTTGCGATAGCCTTTGTATTTCCATATGAAGATCTATAATTCCCAATTGTAATTGGAGTTCCAGCGGCGCTAAAAGTAGGATTTAAATAGGCGTTTAGAATAATTGAATTTGAAGCTGTTTTACCAACAACTTTAAGTAAATCATTAAATACCCCGATTAAAGTTTGAGCATTTCCAGCTTGAGTATTTTGTAAAAGAATTAAAGGTATTTCTGAGGACCCAACAGTGAATGTTTGAGATACAAAATAATTGTTGCCTAAATAAGTCTGAGTTCCAAACTTATGAAGTATAGCATCTTGTGGGACCTGTCTATTAGTTGCAGCAAGAAGAGAAGTCATTGAGCTTTCCTTTGTTTTTCATATACCATTCGTGCTTATATGCCTTAAGCTTTACTTTTTTTTCTAATTTTTTGTTCTTCTGAAATATATTTTAAAGCATTTTTATTTCCTGTCATAATCTTACTTATATTATGCCTTGTTTCTTTTGTTCTAATTTTACCAGTGTTGGCGATAGAAACTTTTTTATTATGCTCTAATGACTTTGGTTTTCCTTTGCTAGACGTACTAAGTTTAAGTCTTGTCTCATTAGAACAAGGAGGTCTTCTCTTGCCAGTTTTAGCTATTGAAATTTTTCTCCCAGTTTCGGCTGTTCTTGCCCCACTGTCTCCACCAGTAGTTAAATTATAACCATTTGGAGACAGACAATTATAAAATCCTATAAAATATTGTTCAGCGCTATTAAGTTCTTCTTTTGTGGAGCATGAAACAATTTCTTCTATATAGAAATTTTCAATTCCATATTTTCTCATTGCAGAATAAATATATGACTTTTTATGAAATAATCTAGCCTGATGTGCATGCTCGTTCCATCGGATATTCATCTTTTTAACGGTTTGACCTATATAGCAATTACCGTTTAACTTATTAGTTATTTTATAAACAATCACATTTAATCCTTAAGTTTGTTTACCATACTTATCCATTATTGAGTGATCGGGAACTTGTTTATTAGTGGCGGCTAGTAACGTCATTTTAAACCTCTATTAATTAACTTATATATTCCATCGCAAATGATAGGCATGGTTGATTGTTATTAGTAAACGCACCAATAAATGCTGTCACACCAGCTGTTAGATTTGTAGCTTGTAAATTGAAATTGTAAGCTGTTGCGGCTGTTGCTACAAAATATCCATTAAATGAAGCTGTAACAGCGATATCCGTCGTGGAATTTGCTGTAACGGCCCCTGTGCAACCAGCAATATATGTCGACGTTGTTGTTTCCTGGAGCTTTACAGCCCAAATATTTTGAATAGTAGCCGACCCCGGAACATATGAAGCTGTAACAGCGATTCTTATGACACCAGTTCTTGGGGCCGTAAAACTTATCCCTGGTAAGCTACTCGTAGCTTTTGATATTGTAAATCCACTATTTACTAAGGCAGTCGGAGAAGGAATAGTTCCAACAACCGTGAAATCTATAAATGTTGCAGAGGTTGCGACAGTCCAATAATTCGAACCTGACTGAGGATAGTATCCACTCCAATACAAATTACCAGGTAAGAGAGATGCAATATTAGAAACTGAGTATTGAATATCCCAGACTCCAGCAGCAGATCCATTTGTAATTAAAGTAGCAATAACTTGAGAACCGCCAACCATACTTTGAAGTAAGGTTGCACCATTTGCATTTAAAGTGACGACTCCAGTTGATCTATTTGTAATCTCATATGTCCAGCCAACTTTTAAAGTTGTGGCATCTGGTAAAACAACAGTTTGAGTTGTTGTACCTGTAAATTGTTGAAATCCATTGCTTGCAATCGTTAAGGTTGTAGTACCTGCAGCGGTTGCAGTTGTTGTTGGGATACCTGCAAAAACAGCTGATTGAATGGCTTGCTGAAGATTACTTGCTGTCTGTGTGGGTCCCCATAAAATCGGTGAACTCATTCATGAATCCTATGTATAAAGATTTAAAACATTATAGGCAGAGGCACCCGTAGCAGACGCCGATACGGCTTTATAAGAAATTCGAGATCCAGCCGGGATAGAAAGCGGAACCTGGCCGTTCCCACCAGGATAAATCACGAACTGATTCACTTCACTCGCGGCCGCTCCGACCGCGAAATAAATCGCCACACCAGATGAATCAAAGAGCTCAACAAGATTTGTCGCCGATGTCGTTGAAGCAATAATTGTTACATAGGCAGACGATGTTACGGGGGTTGAATAGGTTGTAACTGTGGGTGCGTTTGCCAGAGCCCTACCACTAACAGCCTTCGATGCCGGTGTATTTGGACTAAGAGCCACAACAATGGCTGTATCGGTTGCTAATGGAGCTGTCGACGCTGCCTTGATTGTCATTCCTGGGGGACTTGCGGCCGCCGTTGAATCGATTAATTTTAAAGAATTTGCTACATAGATTGTCGATGGATAAGCAGAGCTAACAATTTGGATTGCAGCAGTTCCCGTCATTGCAGCGATGGCTCTAACTCTGAAGTTAGTTTTTCCAGACATGTTAAGAGAAGCGATGAAATTAGCATTCACTATAGTTACAAAATTAGGAGAACCAAATTGATGAACACCGTGTGGTGTCCACGTCGTGCCGCCAAGTACTCTGCGTTGATACCACTGCT